GTAAAAACAGGGTTGAGTGGAATTAACACAACAAGTGGAACAGCAAGCATATTTACAGCAGGCTCAGTTACTGTTACAGCAGGCGGTGGAACCGGCGGCGCTCAGCAAACAACTACAGGTGGTGGTGGTGCTGGTGGTACTTGGTCAGTAACTGGATTAAGTGCTAGTTTGTATGGTGGTGGTAATGGTGGTAAGGGCGGCGATGCTGCTGGTTACAACTATGTGGGTGCTGGTGGTGGCGGTGCTGGCGGCTATGGCGGCAATGGCGGCGCTGGTGCGAAACCATTCCCAGGATTTGTTAATCCTACTGCTGCTGCTACAGGGTCAGGCGGTGGTGGTGGTGGTGGTGCTAACGTATCTAACGCAGACGGCGACAGCGGTGGTGGTGGTGGTGGTGTTGGGCTGCTAGGAACTGACGGTGGGCAAGGTGCTGCTGCATTTATCGGCGCAGGTGGATATGGCGGACCATCCGGTGGTGGTGGTGGTGGTTCAGGAGGTGGTGGCGGTGCTGGTGAAGGTGGCGCAACTTATAGTGGTCCAGGTGGCAGTTATGGTGGTGGTGGCGCAGGTAACAACTTAGGTGATGGTGGTGCAAGTGGCGGATTAGGTGCTGTAAGAATCATTTGGCCAGCAACAAAAATAGGTGATGGATCTGTAGTTAGATCGTTTGGAAATCTGAATTCTACAACAGTGTTAGCGACTGATCAAAGTGGAGTGATTACAGATTCAATTAATGGAGGAACAGGAAGTACTGCTACCGGTGGAACATATATAGGCACCAGTGGTGGTGCTGGCGGCAGTGGCGGAAGTGCATTTGGTTCTAGTAGTGGACCATTTGCATCAGGTGGTGGCGGTGCTGGCGGGTACGGCGCTGATGGTGGTAGGGGCGGGGATGCATTAGGTAATGGTGCTACTACTATCTATAGCAGTAGTGGCTCTAGCGGTGCTAGTGGCTCAGGTGGTGGTGGCGGTGCTAGTGGATATGGAACTGTATCAGCAACTGGCGGTGCTGGTGGTGGCGTTGGTGTATTAGGCACAGGATCTAATGGTGCTGGTGGTAGTGTAGCAACAGCAGGTGTGGCACCCACCAGCGGCGGCGGGGGCAGTAGTGGGAATAATGGTGGCAATGGTAGCACATCATTCAGCTCAGTTGTATCAGTCGGTGGTGTGTACGGTGGCGGTGGTGGTGGAGTAATAAACTCAGCTGCTGGCTCAGTTGGTGCTGGTGCAGGTGCTCCAGGTGCTGTGAGATTGATATGGCCTTCTAACAAATTATTAGACAATAGTGTTGTAAGAGCATTTCCAAGCACACTAACAACCGATCAATCAAACATAGTTAGTGATGATTCTGGCACATCACCGTTATATCTTATCAGTGTTCAAACATCAGACCTATCAAATGTTAATATTTTAAATACTTGGACTGCAACTCTTTGGGATCCGGAAGTTATCCCCCAAACATTAGTTAGAACACAAGCAGCTCCAATCAATGCCCGTGAAAACCTATATTATGCTACATTTCTTTCAAGCAAATACGGTACTAATACTAGTAATGTTGGTAAAATAACTGATGCTCGTGCAGTTGTTTACAATAAAGAAACTGGCGGTATAGTGTTAAAATTTCGAACTGCGGCGCTGGGGCAGGGTGTAACTGATGTTACATACAAACCAGTTGCTCCGATACAGTTCTGGAACTAGAATAAATAGACTAAAGGAGAATTAAAATGACATTATTCGAAGAGTTGGACGCTATATTTCCTGCTCATACACACTACTATTCAGTAGCACTAACAGATATGAACGAGGCATTAGAGAAATGCGCCCGTGTTACTGGCGGCAATGCACAGGTAATTAACTACAGTGGTCAGATGATACTAGCAACACAAACCAATATTGGGAATGAGATCACTTGGTTGAATGAAATTCCACGTCCTGAAGAACCAGTTGTTGAAGAAGAAGTAACTCCTTCTAAAAAGAGCAAGTAAATGGACGTTATACGACTCGATGTTCCACTCTTTATAAGGCTGCTAGAACTTGCTAGAGAAGAGATAAAGGAAGATGCTGATATACACGATATAACTGAGATAGTTACTAAACTTAGTCAGCACGGAGTCGTAGGTATGGACAAATATAACGAAATAGTGCGTTATATGGCAAAGCAAGGCAATAGTGCTGAGCTTGCACATATTAGAAAGTTGAGTGGATTAGGCAATGACTGAACTAGACCCGAGAAAATCACCAAGCGATTATCCAATTAATCCAGATAGATCAACTATGGATGTAAAACAACAGCTAAAAGACCCACAGAGCGCAGGTTCTAGGGGTCTTGCTAACTTTGCCGAACACAAATTGAAAGATACTAACCCAATACGTAAATACGTAAATGTTAAAGACAATCCTTGGGTAGATAAAAAATAAAAACCTTGAGTTATACCAATTTTCCCTGTATAATAATAAAATAAGGAGAAAAGAATGAGTCGAATTTATGGACCCGAAGAAAAGGCCAAACTTATCAGTGTGATTGATCAAGGATCACAGGTTCTACAAGAAGTAGACGATCTTAAGGGCGGGCTACGCGATACTATTAAAGCTATCGCAGAAGAACTTGATATTAAGCCTAGCTTGCTCACTAAAGCAGTAAATATCGCACACAAGCGCAATTGGTCCAAGGCTAGCGAAGAATACGACGAGCTTGAAACAATCCTAGTTACTACAGGTAGAGACGTTTGATCCAAAAAATCAAAAACTTTTGGATCAATAGCTATACTTCAGACAAAACAGCATTTTATGTGGAAATGTTTAGTGCTGTTTTGACTGTATCTGGATCTTTGACTCTAGCATTACACGCTAGACAACCAGATATGACCGTGGTTTACCCAATGTTCTTCTTGGGTAGCGTTAGTTAAGTGATAGCAGCTTATCGTAGAGGTGCAGCTTGGGTGATGGTATTGACCTTTTACTTTAGCTGTGCTAATATATTTGGATACTGTGTAGCAAAGGGCTGGATATGAGTTATGTAGACGCAATATTTTCACGAGATGAAGATTTAGTTAAAGTAGTTGAACGTGTTAACGGTAAAAGACAGTTCCGTGAGTATCCTGCAAAGTATGTTATCTATTATCCTGACCCAAAGGGTAAACACGATAGCGTATATGGAGAGAAACTTAGCAAGATCATTGCCCGTAGTCAAAAAGACTTCCATAAAGAACTCAAAATACACAGTGGTAAACGCTTATATGAAAGCGATATCAATCCTGCTTTCAGGTGCCTCGAAGAAAACTATCTAAACTTAGATGCTCCTAAGCTAAACATAGCGTTCTTTGATATTGAGACAGACTTTGATCCGGAAAGAGGCTTCGCTGACCCAAGTGATCCGTTTATGGGTATCACTGCTATCTCAATACATCTAAAATGGCTTAATAAACTAGTAACACTTGCTGTTCCGCCTAAGAAAGTATCTGTTGAAGAAGCTAAGAAGCTATGTGAAGAGTTTACTGATTGCTTTATCTTTGAAAAAGAAGAGGAAATGCTGGAAACTTTCCTAGATCTAATCGAAGATGCTGATATCTTAAGTGGTTGGAATAGTGAGGGATACGATATCCCCTATACTGTTAACAGGGTTGCTAGAGTACTAAGCAAAGATGACACTAGGCGCTTCTGTTTATGGAATCAATATCCAAAGAAACGTGAGTTTGAGAAGTACGGCCGCCAGCTTATCACTTATGACCTAGTTGGTAGAGTACATCTCGATAGTTTAGAACTCTACCGCAAGTACACATATGAAGAAAGACACACTTATCGACTTGACGCCATTGGCGAAATGGAGATCGGTGAGAAGAAAACTGTCTATGAAGGCACACTTGATAGTCTATATAACAATGACTTCCGTAAGTTTATTGAATATAACAGGCAAGATACGGCTCTACTCAATAAACTAGATGATAAGCTGAAGTTTATTGACCTAAGTAACGAACTTGCCCACGCAAATACAGTTCTACTACAGACTACTATGGGTGCTGTTGCTGTTACTGAACAAGCTATCATTAACGAAGCACATAGAAGGGGGTTAGTTGTGCCAAATCGTCCCAAGAGGAACGAGGACGAAAGCACACAAGCAGCTGGAGCATATGTTGCCTATCCAAAAAAGGGACTACACGACTATATCGGCTCGATGGATTTGAATTCACTGTATCCTTCAGCTATTAGAGCACTAAACATGGGCCCAGAAACTATCGTGGGCCAGCTAAGACAGACATACACTGATGAATATATCGAGAATCAAATGACTGTCCATAAGAAAAGCTTTGCGGCGGCTTGGGAAGGTCTGTTTGGATCACTTGAATATGAAGCTGTTATGAGCCAAGACAAGGCATTTGATATAACAGTTGACTGGGAAAACGGTGAAACAGTAGTTATGAGTGCTGCCGAAATCTATAAGATGATCTATGACAGCAATCAACCTTGGATGCTTAGTGCTAACGGTACTATCTTCACATATGAGTTTGAAGGCGTTATCCCAGGATTGCTTAAACGCTGGTATGCCGAACGTAAGGAGCTACAGGCAAAGATGCGTGACTCACAGTCGGCTGGCAACAAGATAGAAACTGAATTTTGGGATAAAAGACAGCTAGTTAAGAAGATTAACCTAAATAGTCTATATGGAGCTATCCTAAATCCAGGTTGTAGGTTCTTCGATAAGCGTATTGGACAGTCAACAACGCTAACTGGGCGTAGTATTGCCAAGCATATGGCTGGAAAAGTGAACGAAATCATTACTGGAGACTTTGATCACATTGGAAAGAGCATTATCTACGGCGACACCGACTCTGTTTACTTCAGTGCATACAATGTTCTAAAGAAAGATATCGAAAAAGGACATATTCCTTGGTCAAAAGACAGTGTCATACAGCTATATGACCAGATCAGCGACGAAGTCAATGGAACATTTCCTAAATTTATGCTAGATGCCTTCCATTGCCCTAAGAGTAGAGGTGAAGTTATCAAGGCAGGACGTGAAATTGTAGCTTTGAAAGGCTTGTTTATCACTAAAAAGCGGTATGCTGTGCTTTATTATGACAAAGAAGGCAATAGATACGACGTAAATGGTAAACCTGGCAAGATCAAGGCGATGGGATTAGATCTAAAAAGGTCAGATACTCCAGAATTCATCCAAGACTTCCTAAGCACTATCCTAGACAAGGTACTAAACGGCCACGGAGAACGAGAAATCTTAGATATGATCACAGATTTCCGTACAATCTTCAAAAGCCGACCTGGATGGGAGAAAGGTTCTCCTAAGAGAGCAAATAACATCACTGCTTATATGGGTAAAGAATCTAAAGCAGGTAAAGCCAATATGCCAGGGCACGTTAGAGCAAGTATTAATTGGAATACGCTCAAGCGTATGTATGGAGACAACTATGCTATCACAATCAGTGATGGTGCTAAGGTTATTGTTTGTAAACTACGCAACAATCCAATGGGATTCACAAGTGTAGCTTATCCCGTCGACGAATTGCGTTTGCCACAGTGGTTTAAGGACTTGCCATTCGATGATGCTGAGATGGAAGCTACTATTATTGATAGTAAACTAGAAAATCTCATTGGAGTCCTAGATTGGGATATCGTTAGCACTGAACAGACAAACACTTTTAATAAACTATTTACATTCGAATGAAAATACTATTAACTGGTCATAAAGGGTTTATTGGCTCTCATTTACATCACAAACTGTGTGAACTTGATCACACAGTTACAGGAATTGATCTAATCAATAACAATGATTTAAATGTATGCACACTGCCCAACGAATCAGATCTCGATTTAATTATACATTTGGCAGGAAAAAGCGGCGTTAGAGAAAGTTTCAATGATCCTGGATCATATTGGCTTAATAATGTAGAAGCTAGTCGCAGACTATTTAATTCTTATTCAAAAACTAGAATAATGTATGCTAGTAGTAGCACAGTGTATGAACCAAATCTAAATCCGTATGCTAATTCAAAGAGAGTAATGGAAGAAATAGCTCCTCATAATAGTCTAGGACTTAGATTCCATACAGTCTATAGTGATACTCCTAGAAAAGGTATGTTTATTGACAAGTTACTGAACGGTAAATTAGAATATGTAACTAACCACACTAGGGACTTTATTCACGTAGATGATGTATGTGATGCTATTATTAAACTAACAAATTATAGTATTAAAGGAGTTATTGATATCGGAACAGGTGATAATGTTTCTATATTAGAATTAGCGCCAGACGGTCTGCCAATAAAAACTGATACACCCGGAGAAAGGACCGATACTAAGGCATATACAAAAACTCTAGAGAGCATAGGCTTCAAACCTAAATATTCAATAAGAAAATTCTTGTATAATAAGAGAAAATCACGTATAATAAAAACACATGGAGAATAATATGAAAGATATCCTTAAAGATTTAGTAGCACATACACATTCATTAGGCTTTATTAATTTAATCAGAGTAAGTGGCGATGAGACTGCTACATCAATTGATGCAACAGAAGAAAACCGCGCAGTTGTACTAAAGGCAAAGACTAAGAATCCCTATCCAGAGTTTAAGGGCACATTTGGTATGCCTAATCTTAATAAGCTCGATCTACATCTAAAGAATCCAGAATATAAGGAAGGTGAAGAGATCAAGGTCGTTTGGGAGATGCGCAACGGTGAGAATCGTCCAGTAGCTATCCATTTTGAGAATGCAACAGGTGATTTCAAGAATGATTACAGGTTAATGGGCGCAGAACTCATTAATGAGAAGCTAAAGAAGATGACTTTTAACGGATCTCGTTGGTTAGTTGAGTTTGAACCTACTATTGCTAGCTTAAATCGCCTAAAGCTACAGGCAGCAGCACATAGCGAAGAAACAACCTTCATGGTTAAGACAGATGGTGATGCATTGAAGATTTCCTTTGGTGATGCAAGCACCCACGAAGGTAGTTTCGTGTTCCAGTCAGGAATTACAGGAAAGTTGAAGCAGGCTTGGAGTTTTCCAGTCACACACTTCATTAGCATACTAAATCTAGGTGGAAACAAGACGATTAAGTTTGGTGATGACGGTATTGCGTTGATTACTGTTGACAGCGGCTTAACTGATTACGAATATTTAATCCCAGCTATGACTAAGTGAGAAGTATGAACAAGAATCTTACCGCTACACAGAACGACTATGCCGTATTCCTGCCAGCGGTAAGTAGTTTCTATTCAACATTCATAGGCAAGCAGAGATATGGCAATTATGTTGATCCGTCTCGCTTGCCTGCAGGATTTACACAAGGTGTTGAAGGATTAAACTTCTTTGATCCGGAAAAAGGCTACTTTTATTATAAATGGGGCCTGTATTCCGCAGGACACGCTGAGATTGATATCAATAAGATATCTGAGAAGGAAGATATGTTCCGCAAACGTCCAAGAGATGGTACAAGTCTCGTAGTTGGCGACTCCGGAGGTTTCCAGATTGGTAAAGGCGTGTGGGAAGGTGACTGGAAAGATCCTAATTGTCCAAAAGCTATGAAAAAGCGTAGCCAAGTGTTATCTTGGATGGATAATATGATGGATTATGGTATGACACTTGATATTCCAGCCTGGGTAGCACGTAGTCCAGCTGGTATGAAGGCAACTGGCATCTCAAGTTATACAGAAGCGGTCAACGCTACATATATCAACAACGATTACTTTATTAACAATCGTAACGGTAACTGTAAGTTCTTAAACGTGTTACAGGGTGAGAATCATACCGAAGCCGATGACTGGTATCAACGTATGAAGAAGTATTGTGACCCAACACAGTATTCAAATCACTTCAACGGGTGGTCAATGGGTGGTCAGAATATGTGCGACATCCATCTTACTCTAAAAATGTTAGTCAATATGCGGTTTGATGGCTTGCTTGAATCAGGTAAGCAGGATTGGATGCACTTTCTAGGAACAAGTAAGCTAGAGTGGGCTTGTCTATTAACAGATGTCCAACGTGCTGTTAGAAAGTATCACAATCCTACATTTACTATCAGCTTTGATTGTGCAAGTCCGTTCCTTGCTACTGCTAATGGTCAGCTATACATTACTAACGAGATAGAACACTTTAAGAAGTGGACTTATAGAATGGTTCCAAGTGTTGACAATAGAAAGTATGCACTTGATACACGCAAGTTTAGTGATGTTGTTATAAACGATAAAATCTTTAAGGCGTTTATCGAATCACCAATCAGTGATTTATGTTTGATTAAAGATGTCTGTATCTATAAGACCGGTGACACAAATAAGAACGGTAAGATTGGTAAAACAAGTTGGGATAGCTTTAGCTATGCGATCCAGATGGGTCACAATGTTTGGATGCATATTAATGCTGTACAAGAAGCTAATAGACATTATGATCAAAAGATAATTCCAAATATGTTACAGTTTGAAGCATATGATAGAGAATACTTTCGTGATGTTGTTGATCGAATATTTGCCACAGACGATAGAGACCGTGCATTAGAAATAGTAGACAAATCTAATAGATTTTGGCTTAAGATTATTGGCACACGAGGAGCTACAGGTAAGAAGACTATCAATAGTTCAACATATGCTAATATTAATTTTGTTATCGAAGAGGTAACAGAATACACAAGAGACGATAGTGGGTTAGATGAATCACTATTGGAAAAACTAGAGGAGTCAGTAGAATGAGCACACCAGAAAAATTAAAGTCACATTATATCAATCTCAAAGAAAAGCACGACTTACTTGACAAGCAGATCGCAGAAGCTTATAATGCACATACTGACGATATAGAAGTCAATAAAATGAAGCATAACAAGCTACATTTAAAAGAACAAATGTTCCAAATTGAAAAACAACTAGGTACAGGCAGCAATGGAAAGACCATACTCTACGGGAACGAAAAGTGATATAAGTTTCTTCGTTGGTGAAGAAATTGAGAGGACCCCAGCTTACGGAAAACAAACTCTTTTCGTAGTTGGTATTCATAACGCAGAAAAGATTGCAGAACTAGCCAAGACACATAACTGTGATCATATCTATCTAGGAGCTAATCACAGTTATGCTCCTATGGATTACGATCAGGTTATGAGTTGGGAGTTAATGGCATTAGAACTTCTCAAACGAGATCTTTGGGTTACTCTTGATATCGATCATTCTAGTTATAAATGGAGTGAGGATCTAATAGTTGGGCTTTGTTGCTTCAACAATTTCATTCCTATGATATCTGTTAAGATTCCATACATTACTAACTTAAATTATAATGCCTGTGTTAAGGTCGACGATAGAGACTTTAATGCAACTAATCCAGGCGTATGGGTACATCACGTACATGACCTAATGGATCGTAAGAAGTTTACCAATTGGACCGAATATACAAAAGACCTAACTATAGAATAAGGAAAATAAAATGGCAACAGATAAGAGCGAAACAATATACATCGGATGTGAATGTCACTCACCATATCATATTATGCGTGTTTCTTTTTATGATTGGATGGCAGACGATGCTCCAGAATTATTTTTTGAACTACAGGCTGACCGAGATGAAAATCTTTGGAAGCGTATAAAGTCAGCAGTACGTTATGTATTTGGCGCTGAGAATTTAGGATGGCACGATGTCATTCCTAATCACGAGGATCTTCAAAATCTCAAAAGAATAGTTGACAACTATAATGAGGCTCACGTATTATATAATAAGAAGGAGGATGAAGTAAATGGGCATTAAAAAGGCATTGACTGCGAAAGTTATCGACGGGTTAGAAGTAGTAAAGACTAAAACTAATGTTGATAGCGCAGAAGTAAAGGTTTCTGAAGAAATGTCAGATACAAAGCGTATGATTGAATTGCTTGAAGCGATTGATTGGAAGCTATGGATGATGTTTAAGAAGATCAATGAGGACGACAATGAATAAGACTTCTATGATCTGGGTAACATTTACACAAGAAGGTGTCCATCGTTATCCAATTGCATCTACAGATCCTAAACTAGCAACAGGTTCTTGGGACGATGTTAGTTTCTTAGGAAGTCCACATCGTCATATCTTCCACTTTAAGGTTTATCTTGAAGTGTTCCATGATGATAGAGATGTAGAATTTATCCAGTTTAAACGCTGGATGCAGCGGCTTTATAGCGTTGATGCTGTAATCAATCTTGATTACAAGAGCTGCGAGATGATCGCCGATGATCTTTATGAACAGATCATCGCAAAGTATCCTGAACGCGACATTTGGATTGAAGTTAGCGAAGACGGTGAAAATGGTTGTCTTAACAAGTACCCCTACAAGTAAGGAAAATAAAATGGCATATAAGTATCCAGAAATTAACAAGATCTTCGACGACCTTGACACTTATAGAGAATTCTGTAAGGACTTTGGTCATATCTTTAACGAAGCTCATCTTTACGATGCCCGCACACCTTGGGGGCAGTATGAGAGATACAAGCGAGGACAACGTGTCATCAACAACTGGAAAGAAGATCGTCGTGCCTTCAACACAGCCAAGCGCCACTAACTGGGCGATCGCCCTTGAACAGGATCCGGCAACGGGAGATCTTATGCTCCCGCTTCCAGTTGATCTCCTCAGTCAAATGGGATGGTCGGAAGGAACGGCTATATTCTGGGATGTCCAAGACGACGGACAAGTAATACTTCGAGAAAAGAAAGAAGGAGATAGTGATGACGGTATATCTAGTGGATCTGGAAGCAGTGGAGACACGCTACACAGCACAGTGGAAAAAA